GTCATCTCGCCTGCTCCTTAACACCCTGCACCAATACTCTCGTGGCAAACTCATTGTCGCGAAGTGTAATGCCTAGCTCCTTCTCTGCCTTTGCCTTGGCCTGGCTGAACGCAACGTCAGCAGATACTGGCAGGCGGATGCGTAGGTCTTTGCGGTGGTCGGTCATTGTGTCACCCGTGCTTTTGAATAATGTTTCTTACCGCAATTATTGCAGCGCCATATTTTAAAAGCGATACTGCTAAATGCGAATGAGAGCCTGCTATCTAGTTGCAGAATTCCCTTGCATGACCTCTTTCTTTGGCATGCATCGTCAGCCTTAAACCTATTTAACATGCTTCGTCGTGACGGCCTCATTACGGCACCCGCTTGCCCTCATAATGCCGTGATAGTCCATCATGATTGCCTCCATGTGCCCGTAGTCGCCTTGGTCAAGATAAAACCCTTGTGCGCAGTGCTGCAGTCGTTCGCACAGATTTCTAAGCGCGGATACTTGCGCCCGTAGTTTCTCGGCCTCAATATCCCCATCAATTACTGCATCTTCTAGTTCGTCAATGTACTCTTGCGGCTGACAGTATCGGCACTCCTCGCCTACTAAAGGAATCACCAGCATACAGGTGCATTTTTTGGGCTTGGTCATTGCGTCGGCTCCTGCCGAATACTGTCATTCTCGCTCGCGGCCATAGCTTCCGCTTCACAGTTTTCACACTTCCAGTTGCGGTAAATATCACCACATCGGCAGATTGCAATTGACTCTCCGGCATTACGTGCATGGTATCCAATAAAACCGTTTTCTTCCATCTCGCACAAAAGCCCTTCAACGCAATCTCTAATTAAAACACGCTCTTTATTGTCTGGTGTGTAAACACCCGCATCGCCAATAAACTCATAACCGTCAATAAATTCATCTGAAAAAATAGCAGCTTTTTGGAAAAACTCTTCTTTGCTATCGCTCATCATCCCGTCCTTATCAGTTAACAACAACCCAACATTACACAGGTAAACCCAATTACGCAAGAGGTAAATAAAAAAAGCCCTCACTAGGAGGGCAAAGGTAGCGAGTTACTTTCGACAACCAATGCGCCAGACAACCGGATTATCAGGGTCAAGCGTTGCCGGGTCAATCATGATGATCTGAAAAGCATTTCCGTTGATGGTTATTTTGCCCGACATCACCGGCGCAACGCTAAACGGCACAACGCTGATCAGCACGTCAGATGACACAATATAGCCGCCTTCAATGTACTTGTTGCGCTTGCTGCCTGTTATGTTCCAGCCGCTGATAGGGTAATCAACGCCGGCAGTAGGCGGGTTGAACGGGTCGCCTTCTGTGCCAGGCGCGTTGTAGACGATCACGCCTTGGCTTGCGAACGTCTCGACCTGATATGCCAGCGCAGACTGCATATCGTCATAGATGCCGCTCACTGTGCCGCCTTAGCCATTACAGGACCGCTGCCGAACATGTGCATGATTCGGTAAAACTCCAGCCCGTATTTGGTTGAGGAAAAATCCCCCGCTTTTTCAGCGGATCCAGACTTTTCATACTTCCAGCTCATGCCGTCAACGCTCCGAGCGCTTACAGTTTCCAAAGGTGCTTGGCTGGTGTTGGTGCTGAATACGGTTACCTGATGCGCCACATAAAGCCCCGCCAGATAATCAGCCAGCGTTCCATAGTCCCCCTGATACAACAGAGCATAAGCGTCTAGCTGCCGCTGAATGACTGCGGGGTCAACTTCGACAAACTCTTGGTAAACTGTCTGGAACTCTACAGGGGTCATACCTTAAACCTCCGCCAGTTCGCCCGAATCAAAGAAAGTCATAGCGCCGGCATTCTTTTTGATTTCTGCCAGAAAGTCTTTGCTGACTTCCTTGGTTTCAGTCGGCAGGATTGTGACCTTGCTGGTGCGACTGGCAATCAACGTAATCATCCGGCTTGACGTGTTTTTGATCTTTGGCAGTTTGGGCTTGGGCCCTGGCTTGTTTTCGCTTGCTTCAAATTTGGTAAATTCTGACATGTCTTTCTCCATGGATGGTTAACCGCTAATAGTATAGCAGCGTCAGGTACATAAAAGAAAACCCCGCGCAATGGCGGGGCTCTCAGTCTTGCAGCGCGCTTTTAGATGCCGCGACGGATGCTGAACGCCAGCGGATAACGAACACGAACCCCACCGAACCGAGCGTGTGCAGGAATGTTAAACGCCATGTTTTTAGGCTGTGGCGGGAAAAACTCAAGCTCTTGCGGGATCACAATTTCCGCAACCTCGGCATCATTGCGATACGCAATCATGACATCAGTGGAACCGGCACCAGCGCCTTTCAGCTTGTACCAAGACTCAACGCGGCTCACGTGAGCGTTATTCCGCAGGAAGAATTGCAGAATGGTTGTGTCGCTGGTAGCGCTACGGGCGGTGTTGTTGATTACCTCGTACTGAGCGTGAGGCAGGATCATCGTGTCAGGAGACTCGACGCCGTTGGTGCTGTCAATCATGTCAGTCACGATGTCGTTCATGTCTGCCAGGATTTCGGTTGGCGTCTTAGTTGCCCATGTGGCCGTACCGCCCGCGCCGTTTGGAACAGCGGCATTTGGAATGTTCGGGTGCGTCATAATGCCAAACAGGTTGCCGCCAGGCTCACCATTTAGAACGATGTCGTCAAGCTTCTGCTCAGACGCACGACGCGCAGCACGCATTTCGTGATCCTGAAGCGGAAGGCCTGCCATAGCAGCGGCTCGCAGATCCTGCACTGTATACTCAACAGACGCACCGAAAGAGTGGATCTTGCCAGTGGTTTCCGTGCCGGTAGTGTTTACACGGCGGAAGTCGTCTGAGTAGTTGGTGATCAGGTTGAACGCGCCCTGATGATCGTACATGCGATACGTGAACGTCTCGGCACCGGTGGGCACAGAGTAATCCACGGGGAACAGGTCACGCGCCTTGAGAGTCGGGTACTTGACCTCATACACTCGGCTCTCGACGTACTCCAACTGGCGAGCGAAGATCACGCCCTCGTTCGCGTCCATGTTGTACGCGTCCCAGTTGACCTTTTCAACCCACTTCGCAAGCGGACGTTTTTCGAACGGCTCCAGGTGGTCGAGACGCACCTTGTTAGCGTATTCCATTAGCTGATCTCCAAGATTGCCAGGCCAGCGCCTGCGGTGGATGTGATGAACCGACCGCCAACTACTTCAAAGTTGGCTGTAAGTGTTGAGTTGTACGCCTGAGCTGCAACATCCCAGTAGGCCTGCCCATCAATGGCAACCGCACCGTCTACCTGAACCCAGATACGGCCCGCACGCAGGATTGAGACGCCATCGAACTCTGCGTATGCAGCAAGCCCAGTATCGCTACTCATGGTGAGCGTTGGATGCTGAATGGCTACGCCGTAAACAGCAGTAGTAGCGGTTACGGCCTGATTATCAGAAGTGCCGATCTGTACCGCGTCACCGGCGTCGATAGCGCCCTCAGCGTACTTTGAATCAATGCGCCGATTGGTGCAGTCAACAAGCTGACCCACCACCGCGACATCCATCTTTTCGTTATATGTGGTCTGCATTACTTGGCACCTCCAATCTGGCGAACTTTTTGGTCTGCGATGAACTTTTCACGGCCTGTAAGCGGGATGTCTTTGCCGTCCTGCTTAACGTCGCGCTGCTTTGCGATTGAGTCTTTGCCGGCCATCTCAACAGCCGAATCGAACCGGCCCTTGATGTATTCGGCAGACTTGTCCTTGACTTCGACACCCATGGCGGCGGCCATCACTGCGGTAGCATCTAAGTACTTGCCATCAGCTTTAATCTCAACATCAGATTTCAGCTTTCTAGCGGCCTCAACGGTTTCGATATAAGCGCCAATTTCATCAGCGTCCATCTTGTCTTGCTTGGTCGCTTTCGTCTTCTCCATTTCGGCAAAAAGGGCGTCGTACTTGCCCTGAAGTTCGTCATGTTTGGACTGTTCGACCATCTTGTCAGCCGCGTCTGCACGCGCTGCTAGTTGATTGAGTTCGTTTTGTAGGGTGCTAGCTGTAGAGGCGTCAGCCACCTCGACAGTTACGCCCGACTTCAATTTAATCGCCGGCATTTTATTCACCTCGTCGGTGGTTATGGTTGGTACTTCTACAGCACAGTTAAGGCCATCAGCTCTATAAGCGTCAAGCCTTAACCGGCATTCTGGGCCACCTCGCGCACTATCAACAATGGCAAGGTGGTTATATGTTCGTTTGATCTGTACCGCATCGTATTGAATGCCGTTAAATTCGCCTGGCGTCATGTCCAGTTCTGCCCGATAACCTGGGGATAGCTGGCGCTTGCCACGCTGGACAACATCAATCGCTTCTTTGCTTGTAATAACAACGCCCACGTTAAGAGTGCCGCCATCAACTGAGGCTTTTGATACGCTGCCCCGGCTATGTTGTGTTGCGGTGTCGGCATTCAACACACCGGGATGCTCAACAGTAACGGGTGATCCGGTTAGCATGTCGAGTGCTTCAGCGTCTGCAAGGGTAGATGCCGGCACGTACTCTTTGATAACAGTGCCGTCTGCCTGCATGTAAGTCATTACACCTTCACGCGCAGCTACGCCATCAACCCGTAAATAGCCGTTGTCGTCTATACGAGTTGATACTGTTCCGCCGATGTCTTCGCGATACTGGCTAATGTCTGCCATTCGGATGCCTCTATTCTATATATGTGCAATTTTCGCATAAGCGCGGCAATGGTGCAAACTTATGAGTATACTCCGGTCTGTTATAAGAACTCATCTTCAGGCGTGTACTCTCCCATGTATCCTTTATCAATATCGAAATATCCTGTGCTATTTAAGTGCTGCGAAATACTTTCAGGGGCCCACATAGCGTATTGAGCAACGTTGGCAACAGCGGCAGTCTCGGCTTGTCGGATCTTAGCCTTTTCTAAATCTGAAGGCTCCATGAGCGGCACGTAATCCCACTCTGGTATAGTGCCTTTGCCAAGACAAGCCAGAACCGTATTGATCGCATACATTGCGTCGTCTTCTTGGATGTTGCGCACCGAATCGTAATACATTGCCATCTGTTCTTCTTGGGATGAGTTCAGGCCTGCGGGTGACGTTCCAAACAGCACAAGCTCACCCATATCTGTAGCGCCGGCAATCTGGGTCATGAAGCGATCCATAAGGTCAGATAGGCCGGTAAGCTGGCGCTGCTTGTAATCGAACTCTTCCTCGGCATCCATGGCCGCTGTCCGGTAAAGCGACTTTGATAGATTAAACTGATCTAAGCGTTTTTGGATTGAGTCAAAGATTGTACCGCCCATTGCTACGGAATTTGTCAGGCCGGGAATCTTAAGCATACCCACACTGGATTCAGTCATGATGTGCCGGACATCTTGCATAGAGCCTTGAAACGATTTAATGGCCTGCTGGTACACTTCAATGTAAGACCCGCCCCAGTGGTCCTCTACCTCTAGCTCGTCTTGTGTAAGATCTGCCCCGTTAAACTTCAGCACCCGGGAATGATGAAATACCGTCCCGTTATTTGTAGTGTAATACTCAGGCTCACCGAATCGCATATCGTAAGAGTCGAGGACTTTGCCAGACGCTTGTAGGTTGTGCCGGTCAAACGCAATAACATCCACAACCCGAGTGACCTTAGCTGGATTTAGCGGGTCTGCTGGCGTTAAGCCGTCTTCAACAATCGGTATTAATGCCGCCCCGCCGTATAGCCTAGACCAAGCAATCGCTTGCTTGATGCGTTTCTTGAGATGCAGACGCTCAAGCTCTGCTTTCATTGGCTTGTCGTCAAGATTAATCCATCTACGCACGGCATCCTGTGCGGGCCTGTCACATATCTTGCGAGAGAGCCAGTCGTACCGATACATCAGTGACAGAGTTCGCCAATCAATATGGCTACCAGCGAAGTCAAACCTAGAGTAAAGCTGCTTATCTATACCAGGCACACCCATGCCGGACGCATTATTACGCCACGCATCCAGCCTATAACTGCCGTCTGAGCTGACTCTGATTCGTGGCTTTTCGGTCATAACAATTTCGCCGGTTAGATTATATCGTGATAGTTTAACTTATCCCCAAGCTGATAGCGAATAGCCTGTCGCTAGCTTATTAAAGGCCCCGCCGCCAGCGTCTATTTGGTCTTTATACTTGCCGACTGGGAACGTCTTATGTTCGTCTATATATTCCTGATTCCACTCTCCCTCAATAAGCCTTATGCTTCCCGCTTCGACTTGAACGGCATAGGGCTCTGCTCTTACGGCCTTGTCACCTGTTGCCCGCTCTGACTTAATGTTGAATCCGGCTAAGTTCTTAACGGTTGCCTCTGACGACTCCTTACCCCCAGAGCCTGGCTCCTGCTCAATCCATATTTCAACCATTTGCCCGTCTGCCTGAGCGGTTGTCTTTATCGCTTTTTCTCTTGGGGCCGCAGACCATTGCCCCCTTGTTACATGCAGCACGTAATAAAACCCATCTTGGCCAAGGCCCATCTTTACGCCTGCCGTGTACGCGCCGCCCCCGTCCGTCCCCGCCTTATCCCAGTACCTGACAACTTTACGCATTTTAGGTGCAGACTTGACTATCTCTAAATTTTCCCACGCAAAAAAACCGCCAGTTCTAGGCGCTGGCCGTTGCTGGTTCTGCCCTGCCACGGCCATACTGCCCATAACCTTCTTGTCGCGATCAACCGTTTCTCTGCTAAACCTTTCAGGGAACAACAGATCTCCATCTTCTTTGCGCGGGTCGCTGAAGCCTATAGACGTTGTGCAGTGGCGCTCTGGCTCGTACTCCATTGGCAAACACAAGTGCTCATAGCCAAGATCATTTTCCAGAATGTAGCCAGAAACATCGGACTCATGCAGCCGCTGCATTACGACCACAATTGCAGAACTGTCTGGGTTATTTAATCGCGTAGGCAAAGTCTCCTGAAACACACGTAACGCTGTATTCCTGTGCGCGTCAGACAGCGCCGCTTCTGCACTATGTGGGTCGTCCCATACTACCCTGTCACCTCGCCTGCCCGTCATGGAGGCAACCGCACAAGCCTGCCTAAATCCAGTTTTTTCATTCTCGTAATAAGTTTTTTGGTTTTGGTCGCTGGTTAGCGCAATAGGCCATCTGGTTTGATACCACTCTGAATTGATCAGATTACGCATTTTTCGAGTGTCGCGGATTGCCAAGCCTTGCTCATGGGACGCCCCTATAAACCTTATATGTGGCATACTAAGCGGCCCCCACTCCCACGCCGGCCAGAATATGCTAGTTAGCGTTGACTTCATTGTTCCTGGCGGGATGTTTATAAGCAGGCGCGTAATGTCGCCGTGCGTTATTGCCTCCAAGTGTTCGCATATAGCGTCCACATGCCAGCCATGAATATACTTTTGGCCAGGCTCAAGAACATGCCAAGCTTGGCGGACAAACTCAGATAATGACCTTGTACACAGCTCTCGCTCAATATTTATCCAGTCTGCATCATTTAGTATCAGGGGTTTCACGCGCATTCATCAGCTCTTTTAGGGCTGCGGTTGATAGCTTTGATGTGTCCAATGCAGGAGTAGGCGACATGCTTTTGTCTGTGCTGCTGTGGTCAATCTCTTGCCTTGAGCTGTGGTGCTTTGAGGCCATACGTTCAGCTGCCCATTTTAAGCCGTCAATCATTGCTCGTGCTGACTGCGGGTCTAGCTCAGCTGCGGCAACTTTGTCCACCGTGTCTATGATTCTGTCAGCATGGGAGAAGCCGCCAGCCTCACGCGCTTGCATGTATTGCACCGAAAACCCGTCTCTATCTTGTACAACTGCGAGCAATACTGTGCTAAGCGCTGGCATTTTATTATCAACACAAATAGAGCGAAGTGACTCGCCTCCGGCTAACCGAAAGCAAATCTCCTCTCTTACTTCTTTTGTCATTACTGTTGGCCTAGCCATATTAAGCCGTCCAGGTCGCAATGCCAGCAGAGTTCCATGTCACGTTAAACGGCGTACCGTCGCCCGCAGTATGTGCACTCAACGCAAAGTGGAACAGAGGCTTGCTACTGGTCGCATCAACAACAATCAATGCAAACGCCGGCCCGATATCGCCACCGGATGCAGTAACACTAATATCGGTCCCGTCCAGCTTGGCGTTAGCACCCTCAACAGTAATAACCGCAGACGCGATAACAATACCGCCAACAGTCCAGCCGTTGCCGGATACTTGGGCCGACGTGATAGCCGTTAATGCTGTCTCGGTTGCATCGAACGTATAGCCAGAGCCAACCAAAACCACCTTCATGTTAGCGATGGTGACTTCACTGTTTGCAAACAACTTTCGAGTGTGGTTATAAAAGTCCATTATCTATTCCTTGAGTCTGCAGTCACGCCGATGATGCCACGCGCTATGGGTGTAGGGTCGCCGGCTATTACTAGCCAGCAGCTGTAATAATGCGTTTCTTGGTTTAGCTCTTCTGACTGCGATCCCGTCAGAGGAACAAGTAATGTTTGACCTAAAACCGTTGCCGTAAGCGTTAGCGTGTAAGCAGAGAACTTGCTGCCTGCAATACCGAATAATGCAGTCGATCCTGTAAGATCAATGGCGTCTGGCACAGAGATAACAATGTCCAGCGCCTGGCCTCTAATGATATCTATACGCCCTAATGCTGGAATGCTCACAATGCTACCTCTTTTGATTAACCGCCTACAATTGTAACGCGTCTACCATCATGAGCAAACAACTGTTTTTCTCGGTTGTAGACTCCCGTTAAATACACTTTATTGCGGTATTCTTCAATGCCTGCAACAACTGTGGGGCTTGGTGATTGCACTGCCGTGCTAGTGGCTGTCGTGGTTGTCGATGCACCTGTGCGCACTGCTGGCACGAATGCAAGAACGTTGCTTTGCGCTACTGTTGGCTGGACGCTTGCGCCGGCTGCTGTAACTGGGTCTGCGCTTGTGGTGGCCGTTACCGCTACTGTCGGTTTAACAGATGCCGCCGCGCCTACTTGTGGGTTATACGCAAAGGCTGTCGTAGTGAAGCACGGCGGGTATATAACCACGCCTGTAGCAATCGCCGGATCTGCTGACAGTGCTTGAGTGTTCGCCGTTGTCGGGTTAACCGTTGTGGTTGTTGCAGCGGTGACAGTTGGATCAGCCGCGCCTGTAGTAGTCGTGGCAGCCGTTGTGCTTACCGAAGCCCCTGCACTGATTGCAGGGAATAGAGCAACCACGTTGCTATTAGCGACTGACGGCGAAACCTGTGCGCCGGTTGCGATTATTGGCGTGTATGCGGATTGTGTTGACGCTGCAACGGTTGCGGATATAGATGCACCCCCAGCGGTAGCAGGGCTATAGGCTATAGCTGTAGTGGTTGCAGCTGGGGCGGTTACGCTTGCGCCTGTGGCTGTCGATGGGTCTGGCGCGGTTGCTTGGGTTGTTGAGAGGGTTGGCTCTACTGTTGCGCCAGATGGCGGGGTAACCGGTGCGGTCGGGGCTGAGTCACCGTTGGTTCCTACACCAAACTCATAAATTAAAACGGAGCTTGTGCTGTCAAAGTTTGCTATACCGGCGTTGCCGGCCTGTGTAACCGATGCTGGGGTTTCTATTTCCCACAGCGCTGGCTCTGAGCCCGACTCGGCCCACCACCTATACTTTAGGTCAGTAGAATTAGCGCTAAATCTGGATTCGTTAATCTGAAGGTCAGTGGGGTCAGGTGTTGACGTTGCGAGCACTGATGCGCTTCCGTTATCCCACTCTATTATCTGTATATTGTTGCTTTGGTTATTATCTCTCGCCGAAATCTGTGTTTCTGTTGATAACCCAGTGTCTGAAGCTCTTAACATAGAAGCAACTCTTTCTGAGTTGCCGCCAGTTAAGTATTTCATCCATATTTCTACATTGGGCTGACTTTCTGCGTCAGATAGAATATATCTTAGCAGTGATCTGCCCGCAGCGGAATCAATCCGCATCCTCTTGCGGCCACCAGATGTTTCAATGACGAAAGAGTTAATACCAGTTACACCCGAAAACGCGTCTGATGGAACGTCGAGATCAGCGTAATCTTCTGCCGTCCAGTAATACTGAGCCATTAGTTGCCACCTATCCGGTCATCCAACATGCTCCAAAGAGACATGGGCTCTATGCCCCACTTGGCGTAGACAATATCTATCTCGTCGGGTGTCATTGTCGGTTGAACTTCCAGTGGCAACGTTCCTGCAGGTGTGCTGTCCAGCAGAGGCGGGTAGTTCTGTGATCCGTATGGATCACGAATCAGACAAACCGTTTCGGACAGGTAGCGAGCCGTCCACGACGTAGCCGCAGTGTCTGGAATCTTGCCGCCCAGCTCTGGGTCCTCAACTACGCGAACAAGATAGTATTTGACCAATGTTACTGCCCCACTTTTTCAGTAATCACGCAGCCCTTACCACAGGTGATTGTGAACTCGACACTGGTCGGTGCAGAAGGTTTCGCGGTGCTATCCACGTTGAAGGTCTTACTGACCGTGTCCGAGCGCACAGACTCAATTCCGTCGGTATCCACTGTGGTAATAGCAAACCCCACAACATAGGGCTCGGCTCGTGGCAACAGCTCCAGTGTTACCGTTTCGCTACCTAACGTGCCATTCACGACAATGGGATAATTATCACCCGGCTTCTGCCCGTCGAACATGTAGTACACCCGGTACTCTGCGATTTCGCTGGGTGCCAAAGGCGTACCGTCTTCGCGGGTGTCGGGAGCGGTCCAGCTTAGCTCTGACGTAGCTGGGGCTGCTTGGGCTGCCAGTGTGACCATCAAGCCAACAATTAAAAAAGCTGCAAATTTCATGGGTTGCTCCTTATTTGCTATGGGCAGTATAACAGGCTTCCATAAAAAAGCCCTCAAAAGAGGGCTAAGGTTACTACGGGATAATAAGCATTAAGCGCCTCGCGGAGCTTTGGCCATGCGCAAAAAGTTAGCTTCGTTCTGCAGCTCCGAGATTCTGCGGTTCGCTTCGTCCAGTGCTTGCGACTGAAGCAACTGCCGAGTCGAGCCGTTCTCAGACCGTACAAGCTCCTTAAGATCACAGCAACACTCTGCTAGCTGTTGGGCTGCGCGCGCTGCGTTCTGGTCTGCCTGACGTGCAATGTCGGAATGCTGCTTGCACATTTCAAGCTGAACCCCGCCAATAGCCGCAGTGCTCTCTTGACGAATATCTGCGATTTCTCCCGCAAGGCCTCGCTCAAGATCTGCTATGGATTCGCGGTTAAGGCTGCCAACATTTGCAATATCACGACGAATGTCTCCCGCGTTACGCTCGGTAGATTGCAGGTTAGTCGCGCCACTGTTCGTAACGTCATGCATGATCGCACTGGCTGAATCAGTGGTTGTTTTTATGCCCGCCTGCGATGCGTTGGCAACGCCGTGATACACATCGCGTGATGCGTCTGCGGTTTCCTTCATGCCGTTTACACTGGCAGTATGAATCGCCGAATGCAGCGAGTTATGCCCAGTGTTAATGTTGTTGGATAGAACTAGTTCTTCTAGCCCGTCCCTGTCGCCCCTGTCGTTGTAGTGATGATCGTGATGGTTCCAGTGACCGTTACCGTTCATTTCGTCAGCCATTTTGGAGTGCCTCTCTAATTTCCCTGGCATTATTGCCGGGGCCTCCACGGTCCCCCGTGAAAAGCTTAATTCTTATGGGTGTTAGCCCTATATGAAGATAATATATCAATCTTAAAAGAGATGGCTAGCGATTTACCAATAAAAAAACAACAGGCTTAATATTACAGTATACATGTGTCGTATAAGGCGACATTAACGCATTAAATGGGCCCGTTACGCGGGCAAGCCGGCCAGATCACCCCGTTTTAGCTAGTCCGCGCCTTTGGCTTTCCACCTGACCCATCAGGCTAAAGGCTTCGCTACGGAATCGGGGCTCTGGCGGCTGGCGTTATTAGCCCCACTAGGCCAGCAATGGGTAATCTTTTATTCGTGCTCACGAAACTTTTTGAGTTTAGGCCACTTGATATTTGGGGTTAGGCTTGTATTTCCTTTCCCCGGCTGCTTTACACTTTGATTGTATGTATCGCAAAACGCAATTGCCGAGTTTGCGCTTATTTTTAATTCTTCCAAAAAGCTTTGAAAAAATGGGCTATTGCCTGGATGCCATTCATTAGGAGGTATCGGTATTCTTACCCTTGCAAAGGCAGAAAGTAACGTAGCGTGAATTTCTTTTTCTTGCCTTAGCGTTCCGTCAACCGTAAAGATTTCCAACAGCTCGAATGGTGATCCGGTTTGCATGTTTGCTATTCTTGATTGGGTTGTATCTGATTTTGAGTAACCAATTTTTATAAACTTGCCATCAAGAATCTGAATTGCGTAAATCATAGCTTTACCCTCAAAGCCCCAAAAGAAGATTGCAGCAACGCGCTTTGGGTGTGACGCGATTTCGGGAGCTACCCTAGCTGCAAAAATAATTATAGCACAGGTTTTAGTGTATCAGTCTTTTTCGGTCTTGCGTAGCAGCCCAGCTTCGTAAAGCGCAATCGCCGCGTCTTTCTCAGTCAATACCCAGTCTTGATCCATGACTTTTGTAGCATCGGAAATGATTTCTTCACGGTCGTGCTCGCTCACCTTTGGCAGTAGCCCTGCATCGTAAAGATCGCCCAGCACCTGCCGTGCCTCTCTGAACTCGGTTAGCTTGCTGAATGCGTGATCGATTGCTGTGTCACGTTCCCGCTCTGCCTGGCTGCGGATTGGGCGAAGGTGCCTTGCCTCAAAGCATCCAAGACCGTAACTCATGCGAATAACCGCCGTGTTCTCCACATGGGCTATGACTTCACCTAACTCGCCTTGCCCGTACATCAATCCGTCAGATTCAATAACCTCACACTCACACCCAACCGGAGGCAGGCCGGCGCCATCCCATTCCGGTGCGGCTGGCTTGGTGGGCTTGGCTATTACATGAAACCCCTTAATCTTAGTGTATTTTTCAAGCGACCAGTTATAGTTGGAAGGCTCCCATTGGTTAGCTTTAAACTCATATTCCACAAAATCTTGCTTAATACCATCAATCCATTTAGCAAAATTATTTTTATTAATCAAATGAGTCGCCCCTTCAGGCGCCACCGCATTCCAATAGTCTAAATCTACCGCTAACCGTTCAATGTCAATAGTCATCATTTTTCTCCTTAACTTCAATTTTAATCCCGCACTGCCTGCGAGCCATCGTCACGCTGATTGCTTGGTAGTTCGGCAGTCCGGCTTTAACGTCCCAATCACTGAATGCCAAGTATCGCTGGCAGGTGTTGCGCTCTTGGCACCATTCGCCGTTTGGTTTTAGGTCGTGCCTGCCTGCGCAGCGTGCTGTGTCGTAGGGCAGGGTTTTCATTTTTCTCCCTCAAATGTAAACGGCACATCCCGCTTAATCTTCTTCTCCGGCTGATACCACTTGTCCACCGTCTTGGGCTCAACAGTCCATGGCTTGGGATGGTTTCGCTCGTAAAACTCCAAAGCCACACGAATGCCCCTGCTAGCGTTTCTGTTGCCTATCTCGCGCAGGCTATGCATTACCTCGTCTTCGAGGTAAACGCAGCGCCTAGGGTACTTGTGGGCTGTCATGCGGTGTCTCCCCACTGAGATGCCATTGCCTGACCAATTCCCTGGAACGTTGTCGAGCGAATTTTCCACCTGTCGGCGCTGGGCGGCAAATAGTGCAGACGCTCGCGCTCACGTTTTGGCAGCTTCATCATTTCATCGTAAACATTATTCGTTTCTTTTAGATTTGGTAGGTTGTGCAGCCAAAGCCCTGTTTTTTTCTGCTCTAAATGTCCGAACATCCACGGCTGCACATACTGCGCCGGTTTCAGCCTTCCAAGTCTCGGAAGTACGCCAACTGGGTTTTCCATGGCGACCGCCTTGCTGTTATTAATTGCCAGTTGCCAAAGAATATAAGTCCACTCAACCGCAGCCAAGCGCTCGTTGTAACGTGGCTTTCCTTCGCCGTATGTGCTATTTCCGGCAACTGTTAGCGCCGTGCATGGCGGGTGAAGAATAATTAAATCCCACCTTCCACTCGTAATTACTGGAATGCAGTCACCCATGATGTG